CTATTTTGTAATCCTTTTGAAGCTAATGCTAATCTTAATTCTTTCATTCCTTGAGAGAACTGATCGTCAAGTTGTGGCATGGCATAGTTGGTATAGTTGTCGCCTAGACCTTTATAAAAATTATCATCAAACTGAGAAAATGTTCCTTCAATATTTTCTGCCCCAGACGTTATTCGGGCTTGCCGTTCAAGCTCCTCGGCTCTTTGCCTTTCGGCTTCTGCTGCTGCCATTCTTGCAGCCTTATTTGCTCCAAAACACATTAGTGAACCTCCAAACTCGTTTGAAACGGAACTGAGTAAGAACCTCTTACCCAAGCAAAATTTATAAAGTCTTCTTCGTTTTTACCGTATTTTCTAATGACACTTTCTTTTCTCATTCCACAAAACTCTAACCATCTATGTATCTCGTCGTATCCATCTATTGAATGGCACTCTACTCTATGAGCTTTGGCTCGATCTAATGCTGGTATGATATCATAACAAACCAGTTTTGTCAGCGAAAGTCCGATCTGTTTTATTTTGTCCGTCGCAAATAACCCCATACTCCAAACACCAGGACGAATTGGAACGTAGTTTAAAATAGCAATTGGTTCGCCATTGTCTGAACAGCAAGCCAAGCAGTTTCCACTTGCCGACCACGTTCTACCAATTTCGGTTGCTAATGTTTCTCTTGTGTCACAAAAGCTAACAGCTGATATTTCTAAAAAGTCACGTTCACGCATATTTAATGCAGTGAAATATATATCAGGGAAAGTAGCGTCACGGTAAATCAACTTGCTTCGCCTCCTTCGTAATGTATAACAATCGTACCTATTTTTGCTGAACCAGACGTTGAACAAACAAGTTTTGGTGCAATATGAGTTGAATAACCCACCATACTAACTCGACCTAAACCATAAGTAGAACGTGATATTGTTGCTATTTCTTCCGTAGTTGTCAGATCTGTTGGGTCAGTTGCAGAACTGACAATCCATTCATTTTCACACGTTACATCAATCCCAACAAAATCTTTGCCTGTGGCTGGCGTTCCAGCGTCTAAAAACGGCAGTTGAATAGTAACAGTAGAGTTATCATAAGTATTAAAAGCTGTTCCACCAAAACTATAGATTGTATTACCAGAACGGCATAAGACCTGTTTGCCGTCATACGCCCAGTTATCTATTGCAAATCCAGGTTCATAAACGCTCCATGCTGAAACTGAACTATTTGGAAAATAACTAAACACATATACTTTTTCTCCAATTGCAATCATGTATCGCCCATCTTTAGGCTCTAAAATGGCTACGGCTCGTTTTGCTGTTTCAAAATCGGCTCTTATTTCTGGAGTAACAATGTCATCAATCGGATTGCCAATATCAGAAGCGTATGCAGCATTAGAACTGTCTCTGGCTTTAAGGCTTCGTATGCCACTTTCAGCCAAATAAAATACATCATTCTCGCCAAACTCAACTACAGATTTAGGTGCGAAAGTTCCGGTATTGTTTAGAACTTGCATCTGAGCATTTAAAGATGCGTTTGCGTCAAGAAACCATATCTGAATTGCCTGTTCTGCAAAGATAGCAACATTGTCATAGTAACTGGCTACTGCTCTCAAATCTTCTGATCCAATAGCATTGTTAGAGAGGTTAATAAATCCAGCCCCAGTGTTAGCATCTGTCCATTCGGTCGGATCATTTGTTCCACTAAAATGAAGCAAACTATCCATAAGCGAATACATTTTTGATTTAACTGGGCGAACAAACTTTCCAGGTGTGTATCCGTTTACAGTTGAACTATCCGCACCTCCATTAAGAGAAGTCGCACTGGTAGGATCAAAAACTGTAGTAACATTGCCTGTCTTTGTCACAACAACGGCTTTGGTATTAAAACTTGCACCGCTGGCTTTTGATATAATATTTACATACTCACCTACTGCTGTTGCCTCATATTCTGGGGAGCTTCTAAAAGTATTAATTTCTGCTTCTAATAAACTTGCTGTGTAAGCATGGCTGGTTTGCCATTTAACTTGGTTTTGGATGATAGAAACACCATCAACTGTAATGTTTGTAATAGCGTTATCAAGACCACCAGAAAAGGCAGTTAATGAACCAATATTTGCTGTACCTTCAACCGCACCTGATACTGCATAACCGTTTGAGCCAACGCCAACTGTTACTGCGGTAATTGTAACCACCGCCCCAGATGCAGCAGCCGTATAGTTAGGTATGCTTGTGTACCCATTTATATTATTTGCTATCGCTGTAGCTGTTGTAGAATTATTTCCTGTGTGAGCAACTGTAGTGCCGTTAACTTGAACATTATTGACATAAATTGCCCGAATTGAGTCTGAGCTAAATGAAGACCCAGCTGTAACGGCAAATGAACCAGTGGCAGATGTCCCACCTAATGTCCCACCAGTAATTTTTATTGTGGCTCTCGCACGACCATCAAACCAATCGGTAATTCTTTGCATAACATTACTGGTGTCTTCGTAATAATGATATATACGACCATCAGCAAATTGAGCAATTGCATAAACTCGACCGTTATAAAAAGTTACGTCAAGGACACTTGTTAAAGCCGTTCCGCTTGGGTGGACTAACTGCTTGTAGTTAATATTGCTCGGAGTACCAGAAGGAAACGTGACTGATCCAGCTGCAACCGACCCAAAGACATATATTTGACCACCAGCAGCTGCTAGTCCAGTAGTGTTCGAGGGGAGGGTAGCTAAACTAACAAACGCTGGTCGCTTTTCAATTTCACCGCCCCTAGTTATGTGGGCATTAGTAAGTTGAACGAGAGTACCTGGAACAGATGTAAGATCCATCCTTCGCTTGTCCAAACCACCTCGAAAATCTGATATATACACATAAGGCATATCAGCTGGTCGTTGCTATCATTGGTGGTTGCTTTGGTCGATATAAGTCTGGTGGTTCTCCCGATGAAATTACAAAAGTTTCAGTTTTGGCTAATCTTGCCTTTAATCGAGCATAATGAGCTTGGGCTTGTGCAAGCTTTGCTTGTGCGTCTGGCTGTCTTTGCCGTACTAAAATATCGTAGGCTGCATATAAAACAATCAACTGATCGTCTAAATCTGCCGTGTCACTTTCAGCAATAAGGCTGCTTAGATTTTTAATACCATGCAACCGTATCATTCCCTGCTTTGTTGTATCCGTAGAATTAACACTTGGAATAGGATGTATTTCAATTTGGTTATTTTCATAACTATCATAACGCTCAACTGGATAGCTGGTTATGCCTCGATCACTGTCATATGAATTATATTGGGCTGCACCAATCCCATAATGGAGTTTACTCCAAGTATCGCCATGCTTAAACTCCGCACGTTCAATACGCTCAAATACCATATCGTTTGGCAAATCATAATACCGTTGATTTGCTGATATGCTTAAATCTCTAGTAACTCTTAAAAACGACCATGAGTAATCATCCCACAGTCGCCTTTGTGTGCGTTGAATACGATCAACAAGAACATCCCTTGTTTGCTTTCCTAAACTTGGTTGTAAACTATGACCAACTTCAGACCGCAAGTCGTTAATTAACGTGCCAAGTGATGTTCCTCTAGCCATATCATTTCCTTATTTCTTTTTTGCTGTTTTAGCAGCTTGCTTAAAATTATTAGCTGTTGGAGAACCTTTAGTTCCAGGTTTCCGCATCGTTTCTCCGCTACCCCTACTTATTCTGTCACGTTTACTATGAATATTGGCATAGAGTCCCTTTTTAGCAGTCATATTAATTCTCCTTTAATACCCTGTACCGCCCTTTTTTGAGCCTTTTTTCTTACCCATTTGTGTTCTCCTCATAAGCTTCATTTACATTTGGTGTGGAAGGGTCATCCGCTTTGTAATGACCAGACGCAGTTCTAGCTCTTTTTGGAGCAGATTTCTTTGCAACTTTTTTAACTGGTGCTTTTACAGTTTCACCGTGAGCCATCAATTCATCAACTATTCGAGCTTCAACTAGCGTTTGTGGCAAAGCCCCATGACCACCAAAAATCTTTACAACATCTTCATCTGTAAAAAATGCACCTAAACGATCTCGCTCGGCTAGGTCGTCTATTTCTTCTTCACCTGTTAAGCTGATATTTGTAACGGCTGCATCGCCATGCTTGTATCGGTACACGACAAGCTCTGCCAAAGTTACATTGTGCTTTAAAATTGTTGATCTGATGTCGCCACCCAAAGCGATTTCACAAGATACGATCTGCATATATTCCTCCTATAAAAATTAATAAGAGGGCAACAGTTGTCGCCCTCTCAATGTTCATGTTAAGCGATTTCATAAACACCGTGGCAGTTCAGCTGCGTCGCTGCTAAAACTGCTGTAGTGGTCATGGCACGATACATAACGTATTGTGTTGCTGGTCGTGCTGGGGCGTGTTTCTTCATCTTTTCGCCATCCATGTAATACATACATAATTTTGAAGTATCTAAGATGTAGCAACGCTTATCTGGATTTTTACCAGAGACAGTTAAATCATCTAGGGCAGGGTCGTATTTGAAAGTTAACCCATTGTAGTTGATTTCGCCCATTGCGATATTTTGAGCCCCAGAAAATCCAGTTTGAGAATAAGAACCGTTTCTTCTTAATTCGTCAGCAAGACGATCTAAGAAAGCTGATCCACAAACTGCAATATTTGGCTTACCACCAAATCGTTTCAATTGACGCATTTCAGTGTGAAGTAAGTCAATTAATTGTGTTCCAGTAGCTGTATTTGCAATAGCTACATTTGATCTTGATCTCCACCAAGCATTTGTAGAATTTGACAAACCACCAACTGTACCAGAAGTAGGGGCATCTTTAATTAAAGCTTGAAGCCCAGCGATTGCTTTTGCATCTCCAGTACCATCACCATATAGCAACGTATTCATGCCTCTGGAGTAGCCTTCCATCATATCACCAAGCTTATCTTCAAGAAGATTAACTAGAGCGTGTTGGTCACGCTTTGAGTGATTTGAAGTCGCTGAAGATGTGGTGCTATCATTGACTGAAATACCATCATGCTTCAATTCAGTCATTGTGACTGAGATGCCTGTATGATGTTCACGCCAAGTATATGCACATCTCAAGATGTTAGCTGGGTTTGCATAAGTCACTGTGTCGTTATGCGTATATCCAGCAACAGAACTTGTGTAAGTTCCCTTGACTGCTATGCTGACATCCCCTTTACCACCTGGAAAGGTTTTGCTTGCTTTATCCATTGCTGAAAGCAACGGCTTGTCTTCAAGAGACTGTTCATACGCTTGCCCCTTGTTAATGTAATAATCCAACGCTGCGTTTGCAATGTTGGTTAGTTCTGCTGATGAGAAAGCCATTCTAAACTCCTATTATGCTTTCCTTAATGCTTGATCCACAGCTTCCATTAAGCTTTGTGGCTCTGACATAGGACTTCCACTTAATTTCTGACCAGTTGGAGTATTCATCGGCTTTTTAATTGGAGTTAACATTTTAAATCGCTCATTTATTTCCGCATAAGCTTCATTCATAACTTGAACTGCTTGTTCCGGTGTTTTGGGCGATCCTTTTTCTCGAACTAAAACCGATACTCTATCTGATAACATTTCAGCTTTGAGGTTATAATCGGGGTCTTGTTGCTTTGTTTTCTGTTCCCAGCTAGTCGCAGCATTAGCTATAAAATTAGCGTATTGCTGTTGCTGTTGCTGCTGTTGAGCGTTATTAAGTTGCTTTACACGATTTTCATTGTGGTTAGCTTTAGCTCTTAATTGAGCCAATTCACTCGCAGCATCTTCATCCATGTAACCGTCATTAACTTTGGACTGAATATCGTCTGGTATAACTTTACCAGAAAGTTGAGCAACACTTTCATAAATGGGTTTTAACTCATTATAAGCCTGT